GGACATGAAACAACGACAACAAACTATGGTGTTGATCGACGGTCAAGTTTAACAGTTCATTTTCACAAGAGAAGGTTAACCGAGGACCAAGATCTCTTTGTAAGAGAGGGTGACTTCCTTCTTTACGGTTCTTTTCATTATGAGATTGTAACTTTAAACGAAACAAAGCAGATTTTTGGCCAAGTAGATCACAAAATGGAAATATCAGCGAAATGTATTAGAGCACGTAAGGGGTTATTTGATGCCAGCTAGAACACAAGAAATACCATTTATGCCCTCCACTCTGGAAACTGTTGATTTTGCAATCTATCATTGGTTACGAGACGAATTGAATCTCCACACGACGACCCGTGAGGGTTTTGAGAAGGTTCCTGTTATTTGGTCCTCTGCAGAGCGAGCATTTCAGGTAAAAAGAGACAAGGATATCAGAGATCAAGATGGCACCTTGGTTTTGCCCCTAATAACGATCGAAAGAACGAATGTTGTGAAGGATCCGACAAGAAAAGGCAGTGCTTGGGCAAATATTCCGCCCACTAGAGATGCAAAAGGCGGTACTTCAATAACAATTGCGAGAAGAATAAAGCAAGACAAAACTGCCAACTTTGCTAATGCTGATTCATGGAGAAAATCTGTTGATGCGGGTGCTGGAGGCCGTGCTCTGAATCCTTCAGGCCAATCCTCAGTTAATCAGCGCACATTTCCTCGTCGTACTGATGCTTTTGGTCGCCAAGGAACAAACCCTAAAACTGTATATCAGACAATTACGATTCCAATGCCTGTGTATTTAGATATTACCTACTCAATTATGATTAGAACTGAATACCAAGAACAGATGAATGATTTGGTTACTCCTTTTATGACAAGAACTGGTGGAATTAATTATTTTCTTGCAAGTCATGATGGCCATCGTTTTGAATCTTTTATACAAACCGACTTTGGTCAAGACAATAACGTTGCCTCTATGGAAACCGAGAATAGAAAATATGAAACCAAAATCGACATCAAGACCCTTGGTTATATCATCGGAGAGGGCAAAAACCAAGAGCAACCAAAGGTTGTTATTCGTGAAAATGCTGTGGAAGTTAAACTCCCGAGAGAGAAAGTAATATTCGGAGATATTCCAGAGCATATAGATAAAAGAGGATTTTACAAAGAGTAATTCTTTTGAATCTTTAATATACTATTTATTAGAGACAAACACCATTTATCAACAAGGAGACTCTAGCATATGTCAATATCAAAATATAAGTTTGTATCACCAGGAGTTTTTGTTAATGAAATTGACGAAACACAACGTCCTGCAGTGACACCGGATCGAGGTCCGGTAATTATTGGTCGAACTTCTCGCGGCCCTGGAATGAGGCCGACACAGGTTAATTCTTTTTCTGAATTTATTGAAACTTTCGGTAACCCTGTCCCCGGTGGACGCGGTGGAGATGTTTGGAGAAATGGAAACTACACTTCACCCATGTATGCTACTTATGCAGCACAGGCTTGGCTAAGAAACGGCCGAACTTGTACGGTCATACGCCTCCTTGGTGCTGAACATACTAATAAAACTACTGCCGGCAAGGCTGGTTTTGGTGATTATGCCAGAACTTCGCAAGGTGGTGGTAGTTATGGTCTCTTTTTGATTGATTCTGGTTCGAAGACCACTGAACTAACTGGAACATTAGCAGCAATTTGGTATTTCCCCACAGGAAATGGTGGAATCAAGCTGTCCGGCTCGATGAGGGGTGCCTCAACGGGTATTCACAAGGTCAGTCAATCTGGATCTGCTTTTATGATTGACTCGTTGGAGAACAATTATGGCTTCAAGGCTTTGATTTGTTCTGGCACTACTGCCGACAAACCTATTAATTTCAACTTTGATCCGGATTCTGATAGATACATTAGAAAAGTATTCAACACTAATCCGATTTTGACAGATTCAACTATAACTGATACTGCTAATTTAGAGAAATACTTTCTGGCCCACACATTTGACAGAGCCGTTCGAGACACAGTGTCTGGAAGTGCTGCTGGCAATTGTAATGGGTTTATCCTCGGCTTGGGCGAATCGGGTAACAATGAGTTTCAATCAGTTGAATACTCTGACTTTAAGTTTGCCGGCCGCGCAGCAGAAACCGGCTGGATTATTTCTCAGGATTTGAGAGGTTCTACGACCACTAATTTCAATCCTGAGTCTACGAGTTATGTCACGAGGCTTTTCAAATTTAAAGGCCGAGACGTCGGTGGCTGGGACAATGCGAATCTTAAGATCTCTATTGCCAACATTAAAGCGTCTCCAAATGAAGATGTAGATCCATATGGTACGTTTGATGTTGAGATTCGCGATGCCAGAGATTCGGATCACGCTAAGCGAGTCCTTGAGCGATACACTGGCTGTAATTTGAATCCAAACTCACCGAACTTTATCGCAAGAAAGATAGGCAATGTTCACTTCTCTTGGGATGATAATGAGAGAAGATTTAGACAATATGGAGATTATCCAAATGTTTCTAAGTTTGTTTGGGTCGACCTAGATCCCGATGTTTCCCTAGGTCAGGCAAAGGCTGAATTGCTTCCTTTTGGTTTCCATGGTCCTCTGAGACCGTCGAATTTCTTCATTGAAGTAAAGAACGACGACACTGGCGCTGGAACACATCATATTGTTAGCACATATGGCACAGACCAGACCGCTGATGATACTTTTGCTACTATAACTGCTGACGCTCAAGCCACTCATAGTGAGCACGGAGCTTTTATAACTGGTTCCCATGCTGCCCGCGTTTCCGGCGGTTTCTGCGCCGGCGCATTACATCTTGCAACTAGTTCCTTTATCTATCCGACGATTGCTCTTCGTAGTTCCTCTGCGGACGTGCAATTGGCCAACCCACGTATGGCTTACTTTGGATATGATTCTAGAAGGGCTGGTTCGGACGATCGATACGATCCTAGTAACAATGACGTCCTACGTCCGCTTCCGGGTAACATTACATCAACGGGCACAGACGTGGAGATTGGTTGTGTTTTCACTCTTGATGATTTAAGAGTTGATCAGTTGATTTCCGGTAAGCTGGGTGTTGCTACATACGAGTCTGGTTCTAGATTGGCCGGAACCTCTGCTACTGCACTGAGTGGTAACTACAAGTGTATTATTGATGACCACGGATTCAATAAGTTCACCACACCGCTGTTTGGTGGATGGGACGGTGAAGATATCACCAAGTCAGATCCTTATGCTAACAACAATATTGGTAGCACTGAGCAAACCAGTTATGTTTATAATACTTGGAGAAGAGCAATTGACTCTTGCACAAATCCTGAAGAAGTTGATTTCAACTTGATGGTTGCTCCCGGTATGACGAACGAGTCTCTTAATGACTTGATGATTTCTGTTTGTGAGAATCGCGGAGATGCTTTGGCAATTACTGACTTGCCGGATGTTTATAAGCCCCCATACGAAAGTAATGCAAACAAAACATTCAGCGATCGTGTATCACAAACTGTGAATACTCATGTAACAAACTTTAAGAACAGAAGAAAGAACTCTTCTTATGGAGCGACCTACTATCCTTGGGTTCAAATCCAAGATAGTCTCAATAACGCTGCAGTTTGGGTACCACCCTCTGTTGTTGTTCTCGGGACTTTCGCTTCTTCTGACCGAGTTGGCGAGCTTTGGTTCGCACCAGCTGGGTTTAACAGAGGTGGGTTGAGCAGAGGATCTGCCGGTCTCACGGTAACCAATGTTACCGAGAAGCTGACTTCTGAGCAGAGAGACAAGCTTTATGAGGCCAATATTAACCCGATTGCTTCTTTCCCGAACGAGGGTATTGTAGTTTTTGGTCAGAAGACGATGGATGCCACGACTTCGGCACTTAATCGAATTAATGTCCGGAGATTGCTCATCTTCCTTAAGAAGGAGATCTCCAGACTGGCAAATACAGTACTGTTTGACCAAAATGTTGCTGCAACATGGTCTCGATTTAAGGGCTTGGTCCTGCCATTGCTGGAAAGTGTCAAGGTTCGGTTCGGTCTTGAAGATTTCAGAATGGTGTTGGATGAGACCACGACCACGCCGGACTTAATCGACAGGAACATTATGTATGCGAAGATTTTCCTTAAGCCTGCTCGCGCCATTGAGTTTATCGCACTTGACTTCATTGTCACGGATAGCGGCGCTGCATTTGAGGATTAAAAATAAAATTTTAGATTTAGTAACTATTTAGAGTAAAGGAGACAGAGAACATGTCGAAAGCACAATTTTGGGCAACACCCGGATTAGAACCTAAAAGAGCTTATAGGTGGCTTATGCGTTTTGCCAATAACGGTAGTGGCGATACAGCGAACATCGATGAGTGGTTTATAAAGAAGGTAACCAGACCTAGTTGGTCTTTGTCAGAGACCAAACATAATTTTCTGAATCATACCTTTTATTACCCTGGCCGGATAGAATATGATGAGTTAAATGTGACTTTGGTCGATACAATTACTCCAAACGGTGCTGTTAACATGCAAAATCTTTTGGTCGCTTCTGGTTACATCCCCCCGGATGCAGCTGCACGACGAGGTGCTAATTATGCAACTATCTCCAAGGACGGCTGGGGCACCGGCGGTGCAGGACTGGCAAATGTTGAGATTGTCCAGCTTAATGAAATGGGCGAGGCATTAGAGACATGGCAGTTGAAAAATACTTGGATCAAGACTTGTAAACTCAGCGAGTTGAGTTATGAAGACGATGAATTAACAAATATCGAATTGACACTTAGATATGACTTTTTCAAAGTTGAGAGCAGTGACAGGGTCGACCCGAAGGCCGCAACTTTAATTCGAGCGAAATAATAAATAAGAGGTGAAATGTGAGAAACAATCAAGACCGCCTAAGAGCGGTCACCGGGGGTGAAAGTCCCCCTGTCCAACAGCCGCAACAAGCGGAACCACAACCATTACAATTCGTAACCCCAACAGAGTTCGTTGAGCTTCCTTCAAGGGGGAAGTTTTATCCTGAAGGGCACCCTTTGCACAATGTTGAAGTAATAGAAATACGACACATGACAGCAAAGGATGAAGATATCCTTACGTCCAGTGCCTTGCTTAAAAAGGGATTGGCAATTGACAGGTTTCTTCAGAACATCATTGTTGATCGATCAGTAAAGATTTCTGATTTATTGGTGGGTGACAAGAATGCTGTTATCTTTGCTGCTAGAATTAGTGGTTATGGTCCGCACTATGAGGCTAGTATCAGTTGTCCTAGTTGTGCTTCCACGGTACGTTTTAGCTTCGACTTAGAAGAGTGTGAAGTAATGCCTAGCGATGTGTATAAGGATTACGATGTACAGTTAACAGACAAGGGAACTTTTATCATTCATGCTGATAGGACCAATCTTGATGTTGAGGTTCGACTGTTAACAGGCAAGGATGAAACCTTCCTGCTGCAACAGGCAGAGAGGAAAAGAAAGAAGAAGATGCCAGAAACCAACTTAACTGATCAGCTTCGTAAAATTATTGTATCTGTTGGTGGCAATACAGACCCTAACTATATTGAGTCTTTTATTGGGCATATGCCAGCAGCTGATTCCAGAAAGATACGAGGAATCTATCAGAAAATTGTACCTAATATCGATACGACACAGGACTTTGTGTGCTCTAGTTGTGGCCACGAAGGGGAGGTAAATGTGCCCTTTGGCGCAAACTTTTTTTGGCCTCAACAATGATTATATGGAGCAAGTTTATGAGCAATTCTTCTTGCTCAAACACCATGGGGGCTGGAGCTTTATTGAAGCTTATAACCTCCCTGTTGGTTTAAGGAACTGGTTTATAAAGCGCTTAGCTAAACAGTTTGAGGACGAAAAAGAACAAGTCGAGAAAGCAAGAAAGAAAAGATAATTCTTTTTTAAACTATCATAAGAGGGGTCAGGACATATGTTCTGGCCCTTTTTTGTATAACTTTACTAATTACCGTTGGAGGATAATAACATGGATGATCTGACACCTATTGTCATTGATTTGGAAAAAGCAAAGGAAAAAGACTTAGATGAAAGTTTCCTAAGAATGTTTGGATGGGGCATCAAAAAGCTTCTAAAGGCAGTTTTGGGAGATGTATCGATACCAGTTAATCTCAAGGGAAACCCCTCTGATGTTAAGTCCTTCCTAGGAGCCCTTGGAGCAGAAAAAAGTTATGTTCGCAATATCAAAGATTTTGGATTAAATAATCCGCGAACTTATAAAAGCAAATCTGCACTTAATAGAGCCGTCACAGGGTTCGAAAGAAAGACCGGGATTAAGTGGCCTTTCAAATAGGAAAAAGCTATAAGTGGAAATCTTATTAACAGCATTAGCGATATTCGTTCTTACTCTTCTTGTTCCGGCACCTGCCCAGGAAAATGAGGAAGAACGCGCTACCCGTCGTCGCCGTGCGATTGAAAAAAGAAGCGATGCTCTGGAATTAGCTCGTATCGAGCGCGAAGCCGCCGAGCAAGAACTAGCCAGATCTGAACAAGCAAAAGAATCGGCTCTCGAACTCGCGAGGGCGAAAAAGGATGAGCTTGATGCAGTCCTTGCAGTTAAACAAGCTGAAGCTGAGCTTGCAAAGGCTCGTGGCGAATACGGCCCACAACACATAAAAAATATTAAAGATGCTACGGACGAACTAGAAAAGCATGCAGAAGTCCTAGATAAAGTTACCAAAGCAGAGAAAGCAGTAGAGTCAGCTGCTAAGGGACTTGCCAATGAGCTTGGAGGGATGCTTGGAGTCTCTGAAGATCTGGGAGATTCTCTAACAGGAAGCTTTATATTAGCGGCTCAAAATGCTGGCAGCCTTAGTGAAATTTTTAAAGAAGTCGATGATGCGTTCGGTAAGGTCTTCAGTGCTTCGAATATTTTGGCTTCTGGTCTCGCAAAACTTCAAGAGATGACGATCGGTGTGGCTTTGGCACAAGATCAGGCTATTTCTGGATTTATAAAAGCCACAGGCACCAGTGGTGCTTACACAGAGGCGATCACAGACGCATATTTTAATACAAGAACACTTGGTGTTGAGATGAATGAAGCTGCAGAAGCCGCCATGTCTCTTTATACCGAGTTTGCTGTTTTCACATCGCTTGGAAACGATATGAAGCAGATGTTGATAGAAAATGTTGCCGAGATGCAAGAATTTGGCATTGCCACATCGGACTCTGCAGCCGCACTGAATACCATGGTAATGGCCTTCGGTATGACTGTCAGAGAAGCTGATAGTATGCAGATGGAGCTTATAAACACCGCAGAAGCTATGGGTATGCCCCCAGCACGAATGATGTCAGAATTGGCCAGAGTTGGCCCTGAGTTGGCTGCGTGGGGTAGCAATGCGACAGAAGTCTTTGAGGGTCTTATGGAGGTCTCTCGTCGCACCGGTATGGAAATGGGTAATCTGCTGGGCGTGGCAAACCAGTTTGACACATTCTATGGGGCAGCGGAGGCTGTTGGTCGCTTGAATTCATTATTAGGCGGCCCCTTTTTAAATGCTGTAGAATTGGTGAATATGGAACAAGATGAGATTATTCACACTCTACATGGTGTAATGGACGCAGCCGGCCTTAGCTTTGAAGCACTGGGACGACACCAAAAAAATGCCTTTGCCACAGCTGCCGGCTTTAGTAGTGTCGCAGATGCTGCCGCTGTCTTTGGTGAGAACTTTGAACGCAATTTGGTATTGGCAGAGCAAGAAGCTGCTGCTGAAAGAGATCGAGCAGCCAGGGCAGAACAAGCAAAAAGTGTTTATGAGTCACTAGCTATTGCAGCCCAAACATTTGCTATATCGATGGGGCCAGTTATTGAAGTGCTAAAGGGAGTCCTGATAGGTTTTGCCGGATTTGTTGATTTTTTCACAGGCATGCCCATCGTTGGTGATTTTACATTATTTGCAATTGGACTCGCTTCGGTAGCCGCCGGCATCATGATTTTTAAAGCCAGCATAGGTGGCTTGTTCGCTCCGCTGATAGCAATGGGAACTTCTCTTAAAGCCAATGTGCTTGGTTTGAGAGCTAGGTCTGTAGCAGCAACCCAGGCAACCGCGACCAACCAAGCACTAGCTACTGGCATCAATAGTGGCACAATAAGCCTAACCCAGCAATCACTCGCATTGAGAACCAACACCGGAGCCATTGA